TCCTCCTCAAATGCTCGTTCTGAGGATTCAGTTTCATAGATCTCAGCTGCTTCGTCATCATACCTAGCATACTCAAGGCCGAAAAGGGCGTTGAGTCCAGGCTCTAGCTCTTTAGCTAGTTGGGCTCTACTAATAGCCATTTTCAGCTCTCCTATACGCCAGTGGTTGAAACAGTACCAGCTGCAATGGACCCAGTCGGGGCATTAAAGCTGTTGTTCAACCGTACAATTGCGCCGATACCGGCAGCCGAGAAATCAGCATTCTCGGGATCGTCTTGCCAACCCATGACACGCATGTTCAGGGTATTGGTAGTAGCAATCGTGCTAATATCCAAGCGACCAAGAGAAACACCAGTTGCGTCGGTGCCAGTAGTAGCCGTAGAGAAGTTTGCGTTTGCAAAGACGGCGGCACGAGCAGTAGCTTTACTCGTCCACGTTGCGTCAGTAGCAATTACAAACAACTGGTTTGGATCATCTGCGACATACGCCTTAACGGGGTGGTTACTATCCGCCCCTGATCCTGGCCAGTAGTTCTTCCATACGGGTTTGCCAGACGTGCTATCCACGTATTCACAACCCATGAAAACGCCAACAAGACTAACCGTACCACCAGCGGCAGCGCCTACAATGCTAATATACCCTGTAGATAGGGGAATAACAGGCGAGCCGTGATAGATCTTGCTAGTATTGCCATTGGCAATCTCATACATCGTGTAATTGGCAACCCCGGTAGAATTTGAGCCTTCCCCTAGCTTACGCAGGGGGCGAAGCCCAAAACTTCCGTTACTGTTTGCCATAATTTATGACTCCTGGCCCTCGTCTTGAGGGCCACCAAAAGTTACACGAGTTTGCCTATCAGGCTTGTTGATAGGCATAGCTGGATGTTGTTCACGAGCTAAGTCGTTATCAACAGCGGTCATTTGATTCTGAGTCATGCCACGATAGTACTCGTTGCGTTCCTCAACAATCTCAGCCGGAACCCTGGCTAATAGAAGGCCACCAACACCAATTATACCCGCATGTTTTCCATCATCGATGGTGGGGATATCAAAGTCGGGGTATTCATCACCGCGCACCAGTTCCCAACCCTCTCGGGAGCGAGCCGATATATTTTTGCGGTCGTCAAAACCCATAACTTCTGCCCGTATCCACCGATGTTTATAGCCTTCCGGTGCGGGAGGTGCGTCCAACATGGACGGTGGTTTCCAAGGTTCTCTGCGCGCTTGTTCAGCACGAGTTTGATTGGTCCTAGGCGTTCTCGTAGACTTTTGGCGAGTTGTGTTCTCAGTAGGCATGATCAATCCCTCACATATTTAGCATATTCTTCAAGAGGCACGTTTAACCTCTTAGCTATGGAAACTTGAGAAGGCGTTAATCGCACAGTTTTCCGTCCACTTCTGTTGCGGGATGCGGAGGCCTCGGCTGACGCAACCTTACGGCTTCCCCCGGTGTTTCTAGACTTTTGATCAAATTTATGCGGAAATTCTGACCTTAGTCTTTTATCAATTTCAGCATAGTATGAATCAGACTGCGGGTCAAACCCTTCATCTTCTACTAACCGTCTATGGATGCCAAAAGCACCATAGGTCATAACCTCATCTTGGCCAAACCAACCATTTTCAGCGGCCCAAGCCTCGGCTTTCGGATCAGGCGTAGGCGCCGCTTCAGGAGGGGGGGCACTCGCTGCCGGAGCAGCTTGAGGAGGGGGCTCTGCTTTCGGGGATTGCGCTCGAGCGGCCCGAAGAGAACCCTTTTCCACGGATAGGTTTGCTAGGGCCTCTTGGGCCTCAACGATCTTGTCAACATCCCCCGTTTCATGAGCTTGTTTCAAAAACTCTTTGGCGGAGTCCATCTGGCTCTTTACTCGAGTCTCAAACTGCTGTTGATAACCCTCGTCAAGCGACCCTATTCGTTGTTTAAGGCTTTCATTTTCCTGACGCACCTTTTCCGCGAAATCGATAGCCGATTGTTTTTGGCGTTCCTCTTCCCGGAAGCGTTTGGTCAAGTTGTTAATGCGGTTTTGAACCCCGGCACTGTATTGCTCTAATTCCTCCGTGGAATCTTCGGATACCTCAACTTTCTCGGGTTCCTCTTGTTCTGAGGACAAATCAACATCAACTGCCTCTTCCTCAGTATCTCCAACATCAATTTTAGATTCTTCCTGCATGGTTCCTCTCCATGGTTGCTCCCTGGTTGCTATACATGCTTGATATCATCGGGCTCTAAAATAGTTGCGATAACCTCATCATCATTGATGATGCGGACTTCACCGCCGCTAATCTTGAAGCGAGCACCGGCATAACGGCCAATGCACACCCAGTCCCCCTCCTTACACCAAGCCCCTTCTTGGGCGTCATCAAAAGGATTCCCAAACTTATTGCGGTCCTGGTACGCAAGGGGTCCAACCCCCAAGACATACGCAACCACAGTAGCTAAGGCCTCCCTGTCTCGCACAGAATCAGGAATATGAATACCGCCATCAGTGGTGGTTTTCCCCATGTAGGGCATTACCAGAAGACGCCACCCTGTTGGCTGCGGCAACCTTTCTTTCAGGCCCTTAGAAACCAGGGACGGATCGAGAACTTTATCGTCCTGGTTAACATACGCAGAGGATAAGGCAGCTTCACGTTTCTTTTCCTGTGAGTCCAGAATATGGTCTGGCACATAAAGTGTTTTCGTCATTCCTCCTCCGATGATTGCAGGAGATCCTTTATCTCCTGTTCTGCAAATTCCAGGCCCCTAAGTTCTCCAATCAATTGCCGATAAGCCTCCATGTCTTTGGGACTTCCGTGGAGAATAGAGTCCTGAGTAAGGTCTATGCGCCCCTGTATAGCCTTTAATACAGAATACGCAAAGGTTGTTGGGTCAGCCATTAATAAATACCGCTAAAACCTTTTCCCCCTCGGGAGAGGTTAACTCGGGGGAGTTTGGTCCGCTTTGCTCTCCGAAATCCCGTGGTGGGGAGTTTAGGCATCCCTGGTGATACTTTATACCCCTTCTCTGTCCTTTTAACGCTGAAGCTGGCGTCTGGGTTTTGCTCAATATGTTCCAAAGCCCCTTTTTCGGTGGGGAATGTTTTAGGGTACGCCATCCCTAAAAAGAGCCCCTAAAAGTTTTGCCTTTAACAGCACCACCTTCGGAATACTTGACCCCTGATTTGTTATCGTAGCTCATTCCACCTTGCATGTAGCCAAGGTCATCCACGATAACTCCTCCCATATTCATTCCTTCAGGTATGTTCAGAGCCTTTCTAGCGGCAGCTTTCTGTTCAGGAGTTGCTCTTTTCAAGATTGCTTCTGCGTACGCCCTGTCAAAAGGAGACTCCTCTTCTCCAGAAGTTGTAATAGCAAAGGCTTCCGTTACATCCGCATTAGTAATTTTTTCCTTTTTTCGGGCCGACGTTTCACCCGCAGATGTTAGCCCTGAAACATCATAATCAAACTTTTCCCCATCAATGTTAGGCATCAGAAAGTCCTCGTTTTACTGGCCATACCGCCATCGTTGCGGTTAATTTCTTCTTCTGCTACTTTTTCGGCAAAACGAGAACCTCGTTGGCCTTCTTCATCCCTAAACCAGTTTATCGCTCCCGCTACAGCATCTAAAACAGCCGCTCTAGGTGATGCTTTTCCGAAAGGACTTCTTTTTCTAAGATCAGCGGAAGCCATAGCCGAAGGCAAGCGCTGTTCGTATCCTTTACGCTGTCCGGGTTTTACAGTTATCTTCTGCCTTTTAGGTTTAGGCGCTTTCTTTTTCTGGTCCTCTAGAGTGCTTCCCATCAGAAAGTCCTCGTTTTCTTGGCCATACCGCCATCGTGGCGATTCAGGAAGTCCGCGTCGGATATTGTTCCACCAGACTGCCGAATAGGCGCCCAGCGGTCACCGAAAAATTCTTCCGCCCGGCGTCGATCCGCGTTGGATATTGTTTTACCAGACTCGAGAAGTTTTTTCCCCCGGCGTCTCGCCCGGCGTCGATCCGCGTTGGATTTTGTTTTATCAGACTCGAGAAGTTTTTTCCCCCGGCGTCGATCCGCGTTGGATTTTGTTTTATCCTCTTCGTCCCACGTGCCTTTGAATCTTACCCTAGGCGTTGGCTTAATACCCATCAGAAAGTTCCTTTTCCATCATTGTTGTTGAAATATCGACCTCGAACCTGGAACTCGCTGCCTTGTATTAATTGCTCAGTGCCACGCTCAAGCTTTTCGCGCCCCCATTCAACATGGCCACCTTCTTCATAACCAGCCATGTCATTAATCATTTGGGCGTCTTCCAGAAGACTATCAGCCTTCTCTCCAGCAATATCCATCTGTTCGGACATCTGCTTTACCGTACTATTTTGGTCAGGCATTTTTCTCTCCTAAATGTTTCATGTGAAACATCATGCATTCTTCTTCGCCAAATACGCCTTATAGGCTCGTTTTGCTGCCGCAAGCGTTTTATATAAAGGACGCCCGGAACTGGAAAAAGTCCAGCCGCCTTTTACTTTCCGAATAGGCATCGATGTTCCCCCTCCTCGGCCCATTAATTGTTTCCCCGTTTGAGCACGGGAGATGGT